ATTTTCAGGAGTATAAAAACCTATTTCAGTATCGATTGGATAGATAATACATTTGAATAAATCAATAGCTTCCTTGATAAACTCAATTCCATTTTTACCGCCTATATTATCAACCATGATTTTTTTACTGAAGTCACCAAATAATTTATATGTGTACTTCACGTTTGTCTTTTGATTTTTAAAACCATACTCAAGATACTGTGATAATGTATATTCTTTTTTCTTTTTATCACTACTATCGTCATCAAGTTGTTCCACGAAGTGATTTTGAAATTCAAACATTACATGATAAGCAGTGATGTCCATTGATACTTTTTGCCCTTCGACTTTAGAAACTGCATTCTTAATAATGAATTTCTCGCCTTTATAAATTACAAAATTTTCATTCACAAGTAAGTCAAATACAAATCGATTAGCATTCGTTCGGTATGCTGTAAATGTAATCATCCGAGCACTGTTTAATTCATACGTATCTTTAAAGGTACTATAATCTATTTCAATCAAGTTTTCGCATATCGTTTGTTCAAAATTCATAATTGATATGTGCTTATGTTTATCCATTTAAATCACCCTATCTATAAATAAATGGAAACTCAAAAACGATATCTACATCTTTTACATCTCCAAGTATTTCAAAATTATTCATTCCAGGTGCAAGCGTAATGATACCTCTATTCGTATCTATCCCAACTCTTTGATTATCTTTATATGCATATACATCATTTAACATGAATTTCGAACGATATTCGATTGTTTTATTATATTTAAATTTATCCTCTGTTGTAGTATTAACTAGTTGGAAACCACCGACTGCATTAATTTGCATCAATATTTTTAACTTATGACGCATTCTAGGATCTACTGTATCTGTTGAACCATTCCACACTTGAAAACTTCTTGTTTTAAAATGATACTTTGGTTTGTGGTTTAAAGGTAATCCATTTTCTAGCATCCATTCAGAATTAAACACAAAGTCTTTTCCAGTTGTGTTTACTGATTCTGAATAACCTTTATATACTTTTAAAGTAACTTCTAATTCTAGAGAGCAAAAATCTTTTACAGTAGGTTGTATAGAGGCGCCGCTAATTGAATACTTAATACCTGGCATTTGAGATGTAACAATTGCATATGGTTTTCTTCTATGAAAAATACTTCTAAAGTGATGTTCAAACAAATCAATTTCTTTTACATCTATTCCATCATAGCCAAAACGTAATACTAAATTAAAAGGAGCGAAACTAATCGCCCCTGGTAAAACACCATCTATACCATTGATAGACACATTATTTTCATTTTCGGAAGGATAGCTTACTTTAGCATCTAAAAACATTAATCCAGCAAATTCATCTATATCGTATTCGATACCATCTTCAATGATTTTAACCCATGTTTCACTCATTAAACATCAAGTCCCCCTTCCATGTAATTAAGTGCTAATGCACGTGTTGCACTTATTTTTGATAATGTTTGTTCAACATTGTCTAAATTGTTATTTTGTTGATTAGATTTAACCGTTTCTATTAACATTCTTGTTAATTTATTACCAGTATCAGTTAATATCGCAATATGATTTAATAGTTTTTCAACTGTTGAATTATCGTGATTTACTGTGACATTACTAGAACTTGTATCCATACCAACAATACGCATTGCATCTTCAATTAATTTAATAGCACGACTGCGTTTTGTAAGTGGGATAATCATTTCTGGTTTGTTGCCTTCTCCGATTTCTGCAATTTGATGTTTAGTAATTAAACCACCATTTTCATATGCATAATCTCCTGCACGCTTAAATCCATTCCAACCATATTTATCAACAATATATCTCATTGCAGATATAGCTTCATCAACAGGATTCATAATATTACCAAATCCACTCTTAGCATAAGTTCTAAATGTCGAACCTATCATTTGGAACATACCTTTTGACGGATCTCCCATTTGCGCATTGATATCCCAATCATTGACTGCATTAGATGTATAATTTGATTCTCGTTTAGCTACTCGCATCATTTGCTCAGTTATATAACTACTTCTATAGTTCCCACCTAAAATAGCTTGCGCTTTTAAAATGGCACTTCTTGCAGCATCGGCACCATTACCACCTGCAGCACCTTTCAATGATTTAAGATAAGACTCTGGATCAATTGCTGTATCGTTTCCAGGATGGTCTCCACGCATTAATTGGAAGTGTAGGTGAGCACCTTTACAGTATGCACCAGTTGCTCCCGATTCTGCAATCAATTGTCCAGTTCTAATATGTTCACCTAAACGTACAAGTTGTTTAGATAAATGCATATACCAATTCCACTCACCTGGTCCTGTTTTAATTTGAATTGAGTTACCGCCACCATAGTCATACCATACATTATCTACTGTACCACCTTTAACTGCGTAAATTTTTGTACCAGCTGGCATACCAAAGTCCATACCATAGTGACGGCCACCATTAAATCCTAAGCCACCAGTATAACTACCGAAACGTTGCCAAATTGGATAATTGAATAAATATGAACCGTCGCCACCACCGAACTCTTCAAACCAAGATTTAACTTTATCTATTAATTTAGTTTTGAGAATATTGAAGGCACCTTTAGCCATTTTGATAGTGGCATGGTTACCTTCGCCAAAACTAATACCTAAACTATCCATAACTTTAGATACTAACTTCCCGGGATTTTCAATATAGTCCCAAACATCTCCAACTTTTTCACTTAGCCATGATGCCCCATATTTAATTTTATCGCCTGCTGCTTTTATCATATCTTTTGCACCAGTTTTGATATTATGGAATGTATCTTTAGCTTTGCTACCGAATTTACCGATTGAAGACATCATATTTTCTAACCAGTCTTTTTTCTTAGTACCAGTTGAAAAACTCGGTATTACTCCCATACGTTGATAACGTTGTGTATCATTCGCATTAATGACGCTATCTCCGACACCTAGAGAAACAAGCACATTTCTCCCTTGTGGCGCTTCAAGTGTTCCATTTGCTCTGTGTATAATCTCTTGTACACCACCACCTGGAGCATTACCCACTCCACGATCATTAACAATTGCTAAAGTTGGTGCAGTTAAGCCACCATTCGAATCAGTTGCAACAGACGGACTAGCCATTGTACCAGTTGAAAGTGTTGGTATAGGTTTAATTAAGTCTTTATCAGTAATAGCTTTAGAAATGCTATTGATACCGCCAATCATACTATTTAGTCCACCAATTGCTTTATTTGCAACAGATTTACCTAAATCAGCTGCAGCATCTGCCATTTCTCCACTGATTTCTTTAATCCAATCTAGTGTATTACTTAACCAAGTTTTAAAACCGTTATATACAGATTTTGCATTTGACCATGCTGTACTTGAGATACTATCAAATTTATCAAAGGCCGATTCATACATATCGCCTACCCAACTTTTTAAGCTACTATATGCATCACCAAACCACTTTGAAGTACCACGCCATACACTTTTTGCATTTGACCATGCTACACTAGATATCGCATCCCATTTTTTTAATGCACTGTTTTTCATGTCACTTAGCCAACCATTCATACTACTAAATGCTTTATTCATCCATTTTGAAGTGCCACTATAAATCAAATGAGCATTATGAGATGCATCATTAGAAATTGCTCCCCATTTTTTACTAGCATGTTCTTTCATATCACTGATTTTATTTCCAATGCTATTTTTAGTATTTTCAAACCAATGTGTCACACCATGATATATGTCTTTAGATGAACTTACAATAAAGTCTTTAGCTTTAGAAAATGGTTGCCCTATCTTATTACCTATTCCTTTCAAACTATCAATTGCACCAAAAATACCCTGTACAAGATTATACCAAGATTTTTTTATATGCTTTGATAAACTAAAATGGCCTTCTTTAATATTATGCCACCATTTTTGAAAACCATTATAAACTTTACCATTTGATAAATCGATTTCCGCTTCAATATTTTTATTAGATTTTTTCAGATTTCTCATGACACTTTCATGATTTTCATCTGCTAATTTTTTATCCTTATCGTATTTCTTTTTGGCTTCATCTAATAATTTTTCTCTTTCTTTTTGAGATAATCCAATCATTGAATTAATTTCGTCAATTTTATCATCATAGCGTTTCTTTGCATCTTTTTTCGCATCATCACGTGCTTTATTCGCCTCTTTGACGATTTCAGAAGCTTCTGCGATTGATGCAGCTTTACGATTAATTGATATTCGAGCCAAAACACGTTTTTGTTCTTTTTCACCATTTGTTAATGCTTTAACTGCTATTTCTTCTCTTTGCTTATACAATGATTGTAATTCTCTAATCTCTTTATCTGATAACTTACCACCATTATTTTTTTTATCTTCAATTTCTTTTATTTTTCTATTTAATTCTTGAGTTTTCTTAATGGCTATTTCGTTTCTCTCTTCAGTTTTCTTTAATAAGCGTTTTTTATCTTCTTCAGAAATCGCAGTAGATTTATCTAGAACATCATGAGCAATTTTAAGTTCTTTATCTTTACGCTTGTTCATTTGATCTATTAAATCATCACTCATTTTTTTATTTAGATTAGTTAATTCTTGTGATTCTTTTTGAGTTATCTCGCCATGATTAATACGCATTTTATCTAATATCTTACTAGATTTTTCAGAGTAATTTACGAATGAACCAAGTGCCGATTTAGTTTCTTTAGATACACCTTTACCAAATACATCAACTTTATCAGTAGCTTTAGCCACGCCTTTATGGATAGCTTCAAAATTCATACGTAATATTTGAAAATTCGGTGTTAATTCTATAACTTTAGCTGCTAAGTCTTTTGTTTTATCCCAAGCAGTGCCTATTCCTTTTGTGAATTTACCTATCCATGAGAAGTCTAAACTACCCGCAGTTTCATTCCATAAACGTCCTAAATCATGTATGCCTTGTTTAAACCAACCTAACTTTTGATACGCTATAGTGAATACAGTAGTAATAATTGTGAGTGGTAAAGTTAGTTTACCAATTGCTCCAACTGCGAATTTAGACACATTACCTAAACTACCAAATCTTGATATCAGTCCACCAAGTAAACTACCTAACTTACCAAATTTACCGCCTACGCCTGGCACCTTTTTACCAAGCCCGCCAAATCCAGTACTTAAATTACCTACTGCATCTCCTAACTCATTCATGTGGCCTTTAGAGTTTTTAGCAACTTTTCCAGTTTTACCAATTGAATTAGAAGCTACATCAATTGCTTTAGCATTAATAGCTGCCTCTGCACTATTGATAGCCATTGTTTTATTTAAATCTCTATAGCCTTTTACTGCTTTAGAAATCACACCTGCTAAAATACCACCTGCTAAAATAATCGGACCTATTGCACCTGCAAACAAACCAAGCGCAATTACACCTTTTCTAGCAAATCCAGGCATACTACTAAACTTATCTACAAAGTTACTTAACCAGTCGGCCCCTTTTCTAATAGCAGGTGCTAAGTCATTACCTATCTTAATTCCTAGTGATTCAAATGCACCTTTTAACTGTTCAACTGAACCTTTAAGATTATTTTTCATTTGATCAGATGCCTTTTTACTTGCCCCATCTGAACTTTTTAAAGCATTACTATACTTATCAATTTTAGATGGCCCAGCATCAATTAATGATAAGAAGCCACTTGCTGCTTCACTACCTACTACAGTAGAGATAGCTGCTAGTTTTTGTTCTTTTGACATTCCTTTTAATCCATTTTGGAATTGTGAAATCAATTGTGGCATACCTACAAAGTGACCTTTAGCATCCATTAAATGGACACCTAATTGTTGCATTAATGTTGATGCTTCTTTGGATGGACTTGCTAATTTGATAAATGATGCACGTAATGCAGTACCTGCTTGTGAGCCATCAAGTCCTGAATTAGACATTACTTCGATTGCTGCGGAAGTATCTTCAAGTGTTACACCTAATGCTTTTGCAGGTGTACCAGCATATTTAAGCGCATCACCCATGTAATTAATGTCTGCAGCACTATCATTTGCAGCAGTAGCAAGCAAATCGGCTACATGTGTTGCATCTGAAGCTTTTAGTCCAAACGCATTGATTGATGAAGCCATAACTTGTGCAGTGGTTGCTAATTCAGCGCCACTTGCTTCAGAAGCACTAATTACACCTGGCATAGCCTCCATTGTTTGTTTAGCATCAAATCCTAATGATGCTAACTCTTGCATACCTTTTGCAACTTCACTTGCACTTTTACTTGTTTTAGCACCCAAGTCGACCGCTTCATTCGTCATAGCTTTTAAATCACTACTACTTGCTTGAGCAATTGCACCTACTTTTGACATTTGCGCTTCAAAGTCAGCACTTGTTTTGATAGCAGCACCAAAACCTGCGATAACTGGTGCAGTAATACCTACGCTCATTGTTTTACCCGTACTTTTCATTTTGTCGCTGATTGCTCCAAATTTATTAGATAGTTTATCAGCATGTTCAGCTACTTTAGTAAAACTACTATTAGCAATTACTTGTTCACGATTAAAGTCATTCATTTCTGACTTAGTTTTATTAACTTGTCGCTCTAACTTGTTTAATGCTGAAAGTTCATTATTTACATTTCGTTCGGCACTTGCTAATAATTTATTGTGATTTTTAATCGTTGTATTAAGTTGTTTAAATTCTTCGCCGGTTTCTTTTAATTCTTTATTAGAAGATTGATAGATTTTAGTAACTTTTTCATGTGAAGATAATAATTCTTTATTTTCTTGTCGTAACTTTTTAACTTGAGATTCTTCTTCTTTGTACTTAGCTACTAACTCTTTATGCTTTTCTACTTGTTTTTGTATCGCATTATTTGCTCTATTTAATTGTGCAGTGGTTGCTTCATTACTTTCTTTTAAGTCTTTTTCAGCCTGTCTTAATTGTTTTAACTTTTGCCATGCTTCATCTTTACGTTTTACCGTTCTAGCAAATTGTGCTTCCGATTTTTTTAGTTCGGCGTTTGATTCTTTCATAGCATTAGTAGATTGATCGTAAGCTAGTTTATTTTTCTTATTTGTTTCTACTAGTTTTTCATAAGCACGTTCTACATCTTTAACACGACTTACTGCATTTTGATAATCTGCATTTAATCTTGATAAATCATTTTTAGACTGTACAAACATTTGATTCTGAACTTTTAACTTCTCATTCAAACCTTTTAACGTTGCTTCGTATTTCTCCATAGACTTTTCTGAATTATCAAAGGCAGATAGGTTTGCCTTCATTTCACTATTTACGACACCTAATTGTCGTTTCAAGCCTTTCATACCTTCTTGAACGCCAATCGCATCAAGTGACATCTCTAAGGTTAAACCTTGTAACTTTTCATCCATTTATATTTACCTCCTTTCTAACCACCGAACAATAATTTTAAATCTTTACCTGTGTAAACTTTATCGGTGCTTAATTTTTGTTGTTGAGACGCTTCATCTTCTTTATTTAAAGCAAGTAAGTCTAATACTTCGAAATAAGGTTGTTGTTTTACTTCTATGATTGTCCATCCGTACTTTTCCATACAGTACATTTGTATCTTTTTAATGTTCGATAAAATATCTTTTATTGAAATTACTTTCCTGTCTTTCCCGCTTCTTCTGTTTCAATTTCTGTATCTTCTTCATCATCACCGTTGACTTCTCGAAAGATATCTTGAATCGCTTTTGTATATATTTTTGTACTCATATTAGTTAGGATTGTTTCTTCTGTTAAGCCTTCTTCTTTGAATAAGTCGACAAGCAATTGACGTTCTTTTGCTCTGACTTTACTTGCATCAGGTTTCTCTTTCTCACGTTCCTTTTCTACCGCTTCTAAATACGTATAGCATTTTTCAGCTTCTCCTACTGTGATAAAGTCCTTTTTGTAGCTTTCAGTTTTACCAGTTTTTTTATTCTTAATTTCAAATCTAATCATTGTATTAGCTCCTTTTCTTCAAATAAAAAAGACACAGTAATAATTACTGTGCCTCGTCTTTGTTTGTAGTAGTTGGTTTCGTTTTAAATTCGGGTACGTCTACATAATCTGACACCTTTTCATTTTTAACATGTGCTACTCTGAATGTACCTTCAGGATATACTGTATTAGGTTCAAGATTATTAATGGTTACTTTAGATGTACCATCATCATTTAACTTTGCTTCTCCCACTACATTGTCTTTTTTATCGTATACTTTTAATTTTGTAACCATAATTTATCACTCTACTTATTGATGATTTACACTAGTTGTTGCTTCATGTGTTTCAGATGGATTACTATCTGAATGTGTTAAATTACTTACTTCATGCGCTTCAGTTGGATGAGATTCGTCAATAATACCATGATCAGTGTTACCGTTAAATTCTGATTCGCTGTGTTTGTCAGTTGCTAATATTGGTTTAGTGTAACCAACGAACACTTTTTGTAAGAATTTGTCTGCGCCTTGTTTACCTTCGTGATAACCATAAGCGACACCAGTCACATTGCCATCAACTTCAATTTTACGGTTCATCCAATCTCCTACAAGTTTTGTAACTTCAGGCGCTTCTGCTTTTTCGCCTTTAGTTTTGAATTCTAAGTTATCTAAACTAAATACACCTTTCATTAATGAACAATAAATCGGTTCGCCTGTGATACCGTCTTGAGATTCACCTACAACAGTTACATATGGCGCACGTGTATCTTCTCCTACCCATGCAGTGCCGTTAGCGTCTTTTTTACGTCCAATTACAGTATTTAATTCGTCAGAAGGTACGTTGAATACTTCTAAATCAGATTTAATTTCGTTTGTACCTTGTTTTTTAATCCATACACGTTTATTTGATGCAAACATGTCTACTTTATCAGGTGCTAAACCTGTAATGTTCATACGAACAGTACCACCTTTGTCATCTTCCCATGTATATAACTCTGTTACTTTTTCCGCTTTATTGTCGAATACACCGACATAGATTCGTTTAAATCCAGCTACATATGATCCCATTCTTTTGCCTCCAATTTTTATAAAAATAAAAAAACACACCTAATCGATGTGTTTTTCTTTATAATATTGATTTTTAGGTACGCCTTGATATCGTCGTGACATCACATACCGTTTTGTTTCTTTAAAATACGTATCAAGTTTGCTTGATGCAGGTAATAAATCATTTTCCCACATTAAGCGTCTGATTCGTTTTGTGATATCTATTGTTTTCTGATGATGATATGTTTCAACATCTACCTGTATTAAATATTCTTCAGACAGATAGTTATCAGATACAGTCGTTTTTGGTTCGTCGTAGATAGGAGTTAAAATCACAAAACTATTTGTAATGTCTGCGTTTTTTGACGTTTCATAAAAATAAACTCTATTATCTAATTCGGATTTTAAAAATTCATCTTCTAGAATTAACGTCCTTATTATGTTTAAAATATTCATAGTTTTTTCTTCAACTCCTTAATAACGATATTTCGATATTCTGATTCTACTTCTTTTAAGGTTTTAGCAATCACACCAAAACCACGTGGCGTGTATTTTTTACCATTTCTTGTATAACCATGTTCATTTAAGTGAATAATTCTATATCTACCTGTTGGCCCTTTCCATTTAATACTTTTAGCTCTTAAAACAGAAATATTTTTGCTATATGGTTTTGTCACAGACATTTCTTTGATAGTGTTACCAGTTGCTTTAAAACTTTCAAAGTTACTTTTTAATGCTTTCAACAACACTTCAGAACCTTTATTTAATGCTTCATCTTCAATTTGAACCAACTCTTTTGAACTAAATCGTTTTTCTAATTGCGATAATACTTCATCCATACCTTTAACTTCTACACTCATACTTCAGATACCAACAAAGTGATGTAGTGTTCTCTAGGATGATTCACTCTAATTTCTTTAATAGCAAATAATTTATCTCTATAAATTGCTTTATCGATTTTTATCATATGATTAGATTTAACGATATAGAAT